TCAGCAAGTTCCGGCCGCGACGGAGGATACGAATAATGGCGCTCACGACGACCGACCTTGACCTGATCCGTGACGAGATCGGCGACTCCACCCCACCCACGGACGTCACCCTGGGCCTGTACGCGGCCGCGTTGGCCGACAGGTGGCGCCTGGTCGCGCTACGGGTCCTGAAGCGCAGGCGTGCGGCTGGTGCCGGCGGGTCCGAAGCATCATCCTTCACCCTCACCGGGGTGCTGTCCGTGTCGAGCTCGAAGACGGACCTGGTCGCGTTGGACGCCCAGATCCTCCGCCTGATCCAGGACGAGGACGCCGAGATGAGCGGGGGCACGTCCACCAGCACGCACCTACGCCGGGTCACCGCCCGTGGCTGACAACCCCGGCGCCGCCACCAGCATCGCGGACTCCATCGAAGCCCTGACCGTGATCCTGCGCCGCGACCTGGAAGCCGTCTGGGCCAAGGTGGCCGCCCAGGTCGACCAGCTGGAGCAGGATTGGCCCGCGATGGGCTCAGCGGCCCGCAGACGCCGCCTCCTGGAGCTCCAGAACCACATCGGGGCCCTGGCCGACTCAGCCGATGAGATCGCCGCCCGGCACGTCCTCGCCGGGGTGAGGGACGCGTACCTGCTCGGGTCGCACGCCACCGCCTTGACTGTCGGTGGGGCGGTGGCCACGACCGGGGTTGACCTGGACGCAATCACCCACTTCGCCATGGACACTCACGCAGACCTGTTGGCGGCGACCACGCACATGCGGTCCACGACCAAGGACCTGATCCGCACGTTGGCGCGAGACCACGTCTCCGACCGCCTCTACACGGGCACCCCAGCCACCCAGGCAGGCCGGGACCTCGCCAAGGCCCTGCGGGAGCAGTCGGTGGCTGCGATCGTCTACAAGGACGGCTCACGCCACGGCCTCGCGTCCTACGCCGACATGGTCGTGCGCACCAAGACAGCCGAGGCCTACCAGGTCGGCGGGTTCAACCAAGCCGAGTCCCACCAGGTGAAGTTCATGGAGGTCATGGACGGACCCAACTGCGGCTGGCTCTCCCACGACGACACCCGCCAGGCCAACGGTCTGATCCTTCCCATCGCCGAAGCCCGCTCGGTCCCGATCAGCCATCCCAACTGCAGGCGAGTGACAATCCCGCGCCCTGACATCAAGTCCCTGATCGGCGCCACACCCAAGGGCCCGCAGTTCACCGCGCAGCAGCTCAAGAACGCGGCGAGCGGCTCTGATGTGGGGTTCCGTAAGGTGATCGACCGCAGGGGTAATGGGACGTTGGCGCCGGTCGCGTCGGTGGCTCGTGGGCCGGCTGCTGCCCGTCTGGCTGCGTTGCAGGCTCGTCGCGCCGGGTAGGCGTGGCACGTCGCACACCACACGGCGCATCGGCACACTGGCGGCATGACTGAGCCCACAGACACCATCGTCGACGCCTACGTCCACACCGCCGAGTGCGGCGGACTGGCGTGCGACGGACCGCACTGCCCGCCCGCTCCGACCTTGCACCCGGTCCATGTCGCGATCGACCAGCTCGGCGCTGGCACCATCACTGTCGATGGCCACGACCTGAGCAACCGCGTTGCCTACGGTGGTGTCACGATCCAGGCCGGCGACCGGCGACGCTCGACCAAGGTGTACGTCGAGCTCCTGGCCGGGGTCACCTACGACGGGCCCGCTGAGGTGCACATCGTTCAGGGCGCCCACGCGGTGGAGTTCCTGCAGTCGGTCAACCCCGACACGTTGGCTGAGGCGTCGCTGCGCGGGGGCTTCAACCGCAACCCTGTCGACGTCATGCTCGAGGTGCTGATCCAGATGGCTCAGGCCATTGAGACCGGGCAGGCACCCGAGTGAACCTTGACCTGGCGTCAATCTTTGCTCGTGGCCAGTCTCTGGCTGAGCAGGCCATGACGACCGGCGGGACACGCGTGAAGGGTCAACGGGGGCAGGACACCGTCACGGTGGACCCGGACACGCTCGAAGAGACGGTGGTGCTTGCGACGGTCACTGTGGCTGACACGGTTGCCCTGTTGGTCCCGCAGTCCGGCGGCGCGAACGGGCAGCCCTACCCCGGCACGATCCGGGCGGACAACGCGTGGCGGCTGGTCCTGCCTGTCGCCGTCGTCGACGTGCTGGTTGGTGACGTGTTCACCGTCCTGGCCTGTCGCGACCCGCGGCTGTCGGTGTCCTGGAAGTTCGTCGTCAAGGCCATCCCCGACTCCTCAGCGGGTGCGATCCGTGACCTGACCGTCGCGGCGTTCCCTGAAACGGGGCAGGTATGAGCGTGGAGCCGAAGACGATAGTCGATCTCGTTGAGGGCTTCGTCAATGACGAGTACAGGGACGATCGCAAGTACACGAACCGCTCGCCGCTGGACGAGTCAGGAATCTGGAGCCTGCACCAACTGGCCGCAGAAATCTACGCGGATGGATTCGCGGAAGGCGTGCGCACTGAGGAAGCCCGCCAGCGGGGCAAGCGGGAACGCAAGTTCGACGCAGACGCCGCAGCACTGGAACCGACTCCGTCATGATGCTTAACAAACGGGTGGCAGATATGCCCGCCAGTATTCGCGTCGGCGCCGTGACCTACCGGGTGACCATCGACCCTGACGACTGGGTGCGAGTCGAGCACAAGGTCCAGACCAAGGGCGACTACGGCCACACCCTGAATCTCGAAGCCACGATCTACATCAACCCCGAATCCACACCCGACGTCCAACGCGTGACGCTCTGGCACGAGGTCATGCACGCCCTGTGCACGGCCGTCATGGGCTCCCCCGACTGGCGCAACTTGGGCAAGAAGAAGGGCGACAGAGAAGAAGCCGTCGTCTCAGCCTTCGAGTCGCCGATCGTCCTCGTGCTGCGCGACAACCCCGACCTCATCGCGTACCTGCTGGCCGACTGATGGCCCGCTGGGAGGCCACCACGATCGACAGTGGCCAGCACGTCCACGTCCTACCCCTGGCAGACGTCATCGCCCATGACGAAACCGACGACTGCGTCTGTGGCACGACGACCGAACCAGTGACCAGGGAGGACGGCACCATCGGGTGGGTCGTCACTCACCACTCCCTGGACGGGCGCGAAGCCCATGAGTAACGACCTGTCCGTGGAGGTGTCCTTCTCCGGGACCCTGATCGACCTGGAAGAGGTCGGCCACCAGGTCGGGCAGGCCATGGAGTCCACGATCCGCGAGTACGGCATGCGCTTGCAGAACGAGGTCCGGATCAACGCGTCCACCGGGTTCCACAAGCCCGGCCGCCCGCACATTGAGGGCACAGGGCCGGGCCCGAACGTGGCCACCGGTGACTACCGCCGCACCATCTCCCTGTCGTTCAGCTCGGGCACGTTGGACGGGGAACGCTCAGTGGAGGGCGACGTCTACACCAACTCGTTGCAGGGCAACCGCCTCGAGTACGGATTTGTCGGGGTCGACTCCATTGGTCGCGTCTACAAGCAGTCGGCGTACCCGCATTGGAAGCCCGCTGGGGACACCATCGAACCGTTGTTCCAGGCCGCGGCCGTCACCGCCGTTGAGGGCGTCCTATCGCGTGTGAGAGGAAGTGCGACTGATGGTTGACCCGATCTGGCAGCCGAGCGTTGTCGTTGCTGAGCTGAAGACGTGGCTGGGCACGGTCCTGCCGGCGGCTGTGGGCGGCAAGGCGTTGACGATGTGGCAGGACACGCCACCTCCTGAGACCCTTCTGCCGTTCGTGGTGTGTTCGGCTCTGCCTGGGTCCACCCCGGTTGCGGCGGCGGCACAGTCGGGGTTCCACGACATCCTGCGTCTACAGCTGGGCCTGCGCGCCGTGTGCGCCACCGAGACTGAGACCCGCGCCCTGTTCGACATGATCCGGGCCCGGGTCGCAGCCCGCACCAGGGCCGGGTACGTCACCCCCATGGCGTTGACCACGGCGCGAGTCATGACCCGTGAGGCCAACTACGACGGCGCACCGGATCTGGTCGGTGGGCTGTGGCAGCAGTTCGAGACGTTCGAGATCACCTACCAACGCCCCTAGAAGGAGCACCATGATCCAGACAAACGAGACGCTGGCACCCGGAGTGACCATCGGGATGACGCCCGTCCTCACTGTGAGCCGCGCCGAGAACAGCGAGTGGACACCGCCCGCGACGATCGGCGGAACGTGGGCTCGCGTGCGCGCCGATGGCGTCTATGAGTTCTCCCGCTCCGATCCGCGAGGTCAGGTCTTCTACGGCTGCACCTGTGGTCGGCCGTGGGGTGCGATCATCCCGCCGCCTCCGTGCCCGACTCACGGCGCCGCCGAGTGGTTCACGATCACCTGCTGAACCAACCTACAAGAACTACAAATATTTGTAGCCGAAGGAGCACACCATGAACACCACAGCCAAGGCCAAGGTCACCAGCAAGACCCCGAACACCGACGGGCAGACCAACCTCAACTTCGGCCCTGACTACGCCGACGACCGCAACAAGGAATGGGCGAAGTACACCCCGATCCTGAACGTCACGATGGTCGTGCTCGACTCCGTCGCTGAGCGGTTCTATGTCGGGCAGCCGTTCACTCTGACTTTCACCCCCGAGCACACCTGACCTGTCCCGCTGTCGTGGCGTGTCACACTCCACGGGACACGGCCACGCCTTAGCGTGAGGTTTTGAGAGCGGACCGCGCCCTCCCAGCACCACCGAAACACGCGGACGACGGCGCACCCATCGGGGCCGTGGCTGAGACAGGCCCACCACGGGAGTACCCATGAGCACCGTCGTCATGACGAACCCATCGCTTGCAGGCGATGAGCGCGCCGTCACCACCACCGAGGCCTTCGAGCAGGTCTGGTCCGACAAGGGCTGGGTTCTGGTC